GGGGCTCACGTCGGTTATATTTTAAAGTGGCGTTTTCTCGCCACGAACTCCATCGGAGCTCATCTCGGGAGGGCGGGAGTGACTGACCCCGTACTGCTTCAAGCCATCTAAAATGACCATACACAGCCCCTGCCCCCCCCCGTACTTACGCCCGGGGGAAGCGTCATGCCGCGAGAGCAGCTTGGCGCAACAATCGATGCGCACGTCGTTCGAAGGACTCTTCCTCAACAGGTTCATCCGGAGGAACCTCCCAAGTGTCGTCAGATCCAACGACAGCATTAGGGGGAACCTTCCAGTCTTCATGCAAAGGTCCACTCCTGTCCACGAACTTAATGATCTTGCCAGATTGAATTTCAGACCGGTCAACATATTTATTCCAATAATCCATCCAAGACCAGTGATAGTTCAACTGACACTTCTGCCAACCCAGTGGAGCGGTTACAAAAGAGGCCTCGATAGCCAATTGCTCGGCGATCGTGATATTGTAGCGACGCTCAACCAACAGACGAGTACCCATGCCGATGTCTACTGAATAGAACTTAGCTTTCAACATCTCCAGATACATGCCTATCTCATATTGGTTGGCATTGCGCATTGCACGCCGGATAGCCGCCTTATTATCAACGTCTTCAGTATGTCTAAGGCCATAAAGAGCAGCTGCTTGTACAATCGGGCAACCCGGATACTGATATAGCAGTGAAAGACTCTTGGCCCTCAGCAGCATTTTGCGTGTCTTTGCGCTAGCATGTAAATATTTGGCCGTTGTCCAACCAAAATTGGCGAGTACGTCCCTAGGATCAGTGACATTAGCCCTATCCAATTCATCAAAAATCAAGCCGCAGAAACTCGCTTCCTCAACATTATTATGTTCCTCGATCTTGATATTAAGCCCAAGCGTGGCGAAATCCTCCTTGGTAGGCATGCGACCCCTGACGCGGAACAGGCCATCGTCTCCTTCGACGACGCCCTTGGCATCAGGAGTGCCTGTGAGCTCCAAGATGAATAAAGCAGCCATCAAATTGGTGAAGCTGTTACCAAGGGACGTGCACATCTCACCAGACATGCGCGTCGCCTC